TCTTTTGGGCGCAGCGCCGGCTCCGTCTCATGCTTCGTCGCGCCTTCGCCAGTCCAGACAACATTGACGCCGCTGTAGACGCCCTTGGCGCCACCCTGATCGTCGGCAGGGATAGTCACGCTCGCATCAGGCGAGTCCCCGGCGGGAATCACCTGCGCCCGAGGCCGCACGATGGCGTCCTGGGGCTGAATGGCGGTCAACATCTCCGCGAATTCCGGCGGGACCAGGAATCCGCCCCCGGCGCCCACGCCCATCGAGAGTGCCCGGTCATGCAGCGGCGCGAGCCGGGGATCACCACCCTCGAAGCGGATGGTCCGGACGAATTCGCCGAAGCTGGCGAATCCGCCGGTCCGCTCGGCCCGTTGCTCGGGCGACAACTGTCCTGCCGGCGCGGCCTCGGTCATCGGCGGCCGCATGGCCACCACCGCCGCCTCGTCGGCCCGCTTCTGCGCCGCGTCGGCCTGCGTCTTCGCCTCCGCGACCTGCCGCTGGAGTTCCTCCTGCCTCTCCATCTGCGGCCTCAACTGCTCCTCGAGCGCGGCTGCCACTCGTGTGTCGACGGTCTTCAAGGCCTCCGCGACTTGGCCTTTCATCTCCTGGACCGCGCGAGTGGTCTCCTCGAGTTCCTTGACGATTCGTTCCAGCTCTTCCGGGTCCACTGGACCCTCCTTTTCTCTGTGCTATTGCAGCGATTGGCGCAATGCCCGCAGGGCCTCTAGCGGCGAGTGGATACCCGGCTCGCCAACTCCTTGTCGCGGCTCGCCAGGAGGCAGAGTGTCCGAGGACGGCTCTGCCAGCGCGGCGAGTGCGGGTGCGAGGTCGCGCAGTGCGCCGGTAACGACATGCACCGCCTCGACCTGTGAGGACCGCTGCCACGGCGGAATGATATCGTCGTCGTCGAACTCCTTGCGCATCTTCGCGTAGTAACGCTCGACTCGACGTTTCACGCCTTCCTTGTCCGCGGCCGGTATGTCTACGCCTCCCCGGGCCCCCATCAGCACGGCCGCGACGGCGAAGATCGCCCGGGGAACGGCCTTCAGCGTGTCATCAATCACGTCCGCGAAGAGCAGCTTGTACGATCCGAACTCCTTCGGCTCGTCGCTGTCGTACCAGAAGAAGCCCTGCCGATACTTCGCGTTCGGTTCCTCGTCGGCGCCGGCCCACGTGCGCACGCGCTTCTCCGCCTTGGCCCTGTCCCACGCGAGATCGCGCGGTGCCAAGGGCAGGTTTGCGGCGCCGTTCACGCCCCGATCGAACATCTCGTCGAGCAGGACGCGCAGGTCCGCCACGGCACCGGCGAGTTCCGGTGCCTGCGCGTCCTGCCCCAGCCCACTGATCCGCGCCATCACCTCCGGCAGCATTCGCACGTCGTCGACGTCGGCCCCCGGGGTGGCGGCGAAGTTCCGGGTTAGCGGACTGCTCTCCCAGAGCTTGACCTCGGTGAAGTGCGTCTTCTCGTCCTTGAGCACCTCCGACACTGGCCGGAACCCGATGCTCATGCAGTCGATGTAACCTTTCTTCATGCCGCTGTGGACGCGCCGGCCCAACTCGATATCCAGGTCCAGATCGCCCTCGACCAGCAGGCCCTTCACATCCTCGCTGTGCTCGGCCAAGGAGATCGGGTCCCTCGGGTTGTGGAACCAGAGCACGGGGAAGAGGCCGTCGTGATCCTGGATCGTCTTCTTGAAACAGCCCTTATCGAAGAACGTCCCGTAGGAGTCCTCGACGCCGAATACACTGCTGTGCGCGACGAAGTGGCCCTCGACGGTCACATCCTTCTCGTCCATTCGGAAGGCTCGGAATTGCAGCTCTCGCATCGTCTTCACTCCCCTGTGTCGTCGCTGTCGACTGGTTTGTCGCTCGCCGGCGGTGGTTCAATTACCAGCATTACCGTGCTCCCATCGCGCCACTTGATCTCTGTAGCCCCGACCGCGAAGGCGGCGAGCATGGCGTGAACGTGGCCTCTCGGCATCACGCTCACTACCCCTGGCGAGATCCGCATCTCCCGCGCGTGCTGATCGACGGCGACGAAGTCCGTGTGCCCGCTCGGGGTGCGCTCGGATCGCACCGCCACATTCAGGCCATACGCCGCCTCCCGGATGGTCCGCTCTGCCTCTGCTAGTTGCTCGGCCGTCATCTCAGCCTCTCGTCTTCTGCCGTGGTGGCACATGGAGCAGGAGTGCTGTGAGTCCCCATGCTGCGTATAGCCGCAACCACCGCGGCCCGCCCGTCAATCGCCATGCGCTCCTGAACACTCCTGGCAGCCGAACCACTCGCCGCCAGAGCGGTCGTCGTCGTATCACGAACTCGATCGCGAAGGTCCCGGTCATTGGCTCGCCTCTTTCAACGCCTGGAGCTGGCGCGCCAAGTCGGCAGGAGAAGTCCCCGCCGGCGCGACGGCGAAGAACCGATCGGCGGGGGCCATGGCGCCTATGAGGCTCTTGTCCTCCTCCGTCAGCTCCAACACGATGATCTGCTTGGCATCGTCAGACCATCTTCCTTCGCACCAGACTCTCATGCCAACCTCACTCCATTACCGGATCATGAGCAAAGAGCCGATCAACGACCCTCTCGGTTGCAGCTGCGACCTGTGCCCGGAACACGTTCTCACCATCACACCATCGGCCTATGCGTCGGACGGTGCGACGCACCCGCTTCTCCAGCGTATCCCTGAACACTCGCGCCAAACGCCCAGGTGGTCTTACGAAGGCCCGCTGCGCCCTCCCGATAGCCTCGGGCTCCGGCTCTCGCTCGAGCGGCGGCCACTGCCGCGCCTGAACGAGCACGCACGCTCCCCTCGGCGTCACGGTCGGTATCCACTTGCGTGTCATCTCACGCCCCCTTTCCCGCCGCCTCAGCGTCCTCTGCGAAGTGCGTCACCCCCTGCGTCACGCCCGCGAACAAGACGTCCACCGCGTTCATGACCGGCAGCGACACCGCGGCGTCTTTGCGCGCCCTCTGCCATCGCCTCGCAGTCAGTGGGCGCGTCTGCACAACGATCCACTGCCCGCCGATCTTCTCGTAGCCCCACCCCCGCCATGTCCGAAATAGCCACCGACAGAGCCGTCGTCGCATCATTTTCGCCCGCCCCTTATGTCTAAGAGTGTCACGTCACTCTCTCCCCGCGTTCGCTTTCCGTAGCGCCTCCTCGACGAGCTGATGCTCCCGCCGAAGTGGCCCGATCAGCCCCCGGCCGAGTGCCCGCGATAGCTTCGGGGCGAACGTGACCAGGGACAAGGTCCCATTCTCTACGTCCGCGAGGTGGCACCGCGCGATCCCCGTCCGGCGGGCCACCTCGCGCAGCCCCAGCCCCTTTTGCTCCCGCAACTCGCGCACCGCGTAGCCGACCTCCAAGAACGCCATCTCACCCTCCACCCGGCGTCGTCCCAAAGCTCTCTGCACACCGGCACTGGATCACCTCAGCCGCCGGGCCGCCTGCCTGGTTCGGGTAGAGGAGCCCGTTGCTGTACGGTTCATCCAGTGGCACCGTCTGTCCGTCGATCGCTACGTGACTGTCCCGCACCCGCTCGTCCCGGCTCGAGACCCAGGTGTGTGTCTTCACGACCTGGCTCTGCTCCGCCGCCGTGTGCGTGCCATAGTTGGCCGCCCCGCCCACCTCCGTCCGCGCGATGACAAAGCTCCGATGACGCCCGAAACCGTCGTAGAGTTCCCGGAGCCGCTTCGCGATCTGCGGGGTGCCCTCGGAGGCCGCGAGTCCGGCGGCGATCTCCCTCCGAACCGCCATCTTCGTCGCGAGACTGATCTGCGTGATATGGTCGCCGACATGGTCGGCGACGAAGGTCTGCGCGGCGGCCGGCCAGGGGTCCCACACTTCGCGCCCCGAGATGCCGTCGAATGTGAGCACCTGCTCGCCGGTATCGGGGTAGTAGGCGAGTCCCGGGATCTGCTTGAGCTCCATCCCGAGCGCCTTGGCCGTCTGCGTCCCGAAATGGTCGAAGACCGCCCGCCAGAGTGCAGTGAGCAGCTGTTCCCACGCCGGCAACTCGCTCCCGATCACCATGTCCAGATCCCGAACGCCCGCCTCGAGTTGCTTGAGCAACACCGCCAGCTCGGCCCCGAATCGCTCCTTGATCTTCGCGGCGGCGCCGCGCTCCCAGCCCTGGCGCTGCCGGTCGAAGGCCCGCCAGTACGCTGCCTTCTGTTCCTCCGTCTCGAGGTTCACCACGCGCAGCTCCGGCGCCGGCGCCGTCCGTTCCCCCTCGCCAGCGCTGCTCGTCGGCAACAGGATCGCCGGCAAGTAGCCCGTATCCCCGCCCGGCACCGGGTCGAACCCGAGCCCGAACTGCTCGTTCACCTGGTTGAACGGCACCCCCATGCTCCACACCGTCTTCGCCTGTTCGATCAGTTCGCCCCGCGCCTCGAGTATGGCCGGGGTCTGGGAAAGATCGAAGTCGAAGAAGACGTCCTCGTCGAAGATCGGAGCGAGCTGGAGGTTCATCGTGCCCCGCACATCCACCAGATGTGCGATGATCGTGTCCTCCCAGGTCATGCGCCGGCCCTGGCGCGCATTCTCATACTTGGCCTGTACGATTCCAGCCCACTCCGGCCGCACCCCGAAAATGTCACAGATCTCTATCGCGTTCGCCTCCCGCCCCTTGAGGAAATCCATATCCGTCGGCGAGAAGCCGTGCTGCTGCCACTGAAGACCGCCCTCCAGCAGCAGCGGCCTGCGCGCGTTGTCTGGCCCGGCGATCTGCTCGTCTATCTCGGTCTTGAGCCTCGCGTACTGCGCATCGGTCAGCTTGTTCGGAGCACTGAGCGCGCCAGGGGGCCGAGCCTGATTCCTGAGAGCGGCCCAGTTCCAGTCGATCGCCGCATTGTCGGTATCCACCACCCTGGAGGCGGCCTGCAGCGGGGCGAGCCCGAGCACGTCATTACCCGGGTCGATGAAACGGAAGTGGATTACCGCCATGCCCCGCTTATCATCGCGCACTGGCAGCGTCATCTTGTTCTGGCCGACTTTCCACTCATAGCCCGAGACAAACAGCTTCTCGTCCGGGATGGGCCGAACCCGATCGGGCCGCAGCCGCCAAAGCTCCTGGGCCTTTCCCTTACGCAGAAGCAGCCAGTATGCATTTCCGCCCAGGTTCAGATCAAGCGTCAACGCCTGCATCATGTCCTGCCAGCTCCAGCGCGGGTTCGGTCTCGCCAGCAGTTCGGCCGCGGGATGATCCTCGACCTCCTCGTCGCCCTCCGCCGTGCGCCGCTTGAGGACCCAAGGAACCGAGGAGGTCGCATCCGATAGCCGCCGGACGCAGGTGTACACGACGGAGTGAGCGCGATAGCCTTCCTTGATTGCCTTCGCGATTGACCAGTCCGACGCTGCCGGGCGCCCACTCTGCCACGAAGAGACCCAGGAGATCGGAAGGCCGATCGCCCTCTGGAGCCATCCCTGTATGCGCTCTCGCATCCCCATCATAGGCGCCTTATCCGGGGCTCGTCGTCTTCGTTGAGTAGCAGGGCCCACAGCGCCCACACCGCGGCGTCCAACCGGTCCGGGCTGTCCTCGCCCCGATAGCCCGACGGAGTCATGCGCACGAGCTGGGCTTCGAGCTCGTCGAGTGGCCCGACATGGTGGACGCGGCCGAGCTCGTACTGCGCCGCGGCCGGTTCCGACCTCACCGCCTTACCGCGACTGGCGCGAACCTCGATGAACCTCACATTGGGATCCACACCGCGAATATTGGCCTCGACCAGGTCGCCGCCATTGTTGACCTCGCCCACGATCGCGTCGGCCTTGTAGCGGTCGACGGCGCCGACGGCCACCCTCGCCCAGCCGGCCGGCGTCTCTACCCCGGAGCGATCGGCGAGAATGTAGGCGTGCGGCGGGCTCTGCGCGTCGATGCCGGCGACGATGATCCCGGTCTCGTCTGAGTCCTCGTTCGCTGTCACGGCCGGGTCGATGGCGACCACGATCCGCACCAGCTCGGGCGCTTCGCTCACCCGCAGGTCGTCGATCATCTGCGAGGTCCAAAGGGCGTCTTTCACCTCGGCCTCTGGCTGCTGCTGATGGACCGCATTCCAGACGTAACCGCGAGTGGTGGACTTGATCTCTGCGAGCGCGGCCAGGTCGTAGCCGTCCGGCCAGAGCGGTTCGCCGGGTGCGCGCCCGAGCGGGTCGTTCTCCTCGGCCATCGCCGGCAGCTCGAGGACCTCCCACTTCTCGCCGCCCTTCTTCGCCGCATCGAGGAGCCACCCGGCCAGGTCCCACCGATCGAAGCGCGTCATGACCAGCACGATCGCCCCGTCGGACGCGCTCCTCGGGCGCAGCACGGCCTGATACCAATTCTCGAACAGGTCTCGAGTGCGCCGGCGATTCCGCGCGTCGGTCATGCCTTTGTGCGGGTCGTCGATCGTCGTGATCTCCGCGCCGTGCCCCGTCACCGGCCCGCCGACGCCGGCCGAGTGCAGGCGGCCGCGGTGTCCTGCTATCTCCCAATGGCTGACCGCGTGCGATTCCTGTGAGACGTGGACATCCCACAGCTCGGGCCCGACGGTGCTGAGTATGCGCCGGGCGTCTCTCGAGAGCGAGTGGGCGAGAGCGGCGGCATAAGAGGTCTGAATCATTCGCCTGTCCGGGTTGCGGCCCAAGCACCAGGCGGGGAAGTTCCGGCTCGCCATATCTGACTTGCCGTGCTGCGGGGGAATGAAGATCATGAGTCGGCGGATATCTCCGGCCTCGACGCGCTCGAGCTTCTCACAAACCTGCTCGTGCATTGGCGATCGCCGCCAGGTGCCGCCGCTGGCATACCAGCAGAAGTCCGCCAGATGCTCACGCGCCGCGCGGCGGTGCAGCTCGATACTCGCCGCTGCCCGTTCCTCTAGCTCAGCGCGGGCGCTTACCAGCGGCGATCGCTGCGAGCTCGTCGTTGCTGAAGGCACTAAGGTCGCGGTGCTCAATCGGTCCTCCGCCCTCTCCGGTGATCTCCTGGCGCTTCACGTCCCGCCAACGATCGGGGGCGCGGTTCGCAAGGAAGAAGATGCAGGCGGTCACGTTCCCCGAGACGGCCGCCTGAAACAGCGCGTCCTCGACTTCCTCGATCGACTCCAGCCTCGCCTCCTCGACGGCCGTCCCGAACTCCGGATGCTCTCGGGCATACTCGCTCGGCGTGTGCGGGTCGAGCTTCAAGCTGCGGGCTGCCTGACACTTGCCGACTCCCTCTCGCAGCAGGGCGAGGAACTTC